CAACAATCAAGAATCCAGAAGATATCTTGCATCAATATTAACATAGGAGGAAACTATGCCGGACAAAAATCCGATTAAACATGATGATCCAAAGGTGGATGTTGATACTTCAGGTCCTGAAGTAGAAGTTAATTTACCAGAGGAAAAAGCCGAAGAAGTTGTAAATACAACTGAAGCGCCGAAAGAAGAAACAGTAGAAACGAAACAAGAAGAAACAGTTAAAGAAGTAAAACAAGAAAAGAAACAAGATGAAACATTAGAAGACTACAGTAAAGGTGTTCAAGCTCGTATTTCTAAATTAACTAGAAAAATGAGAGAAGCAGAAAGAAGGGAACAAGCTGCTTTAGATTATGCCCGAGGTGTAGAAGAATCTAGAAAATCATTACAGCAAAGGTTTGAAAGAACTGATGCTCAATATGTTAAAAAATTTGAGACAAGTATTAATGCCGGTTTAGAAGCTGCACAAAAAGAATTAGCTGCAGCAATTGAATCTGGTAATGCGGAAGCTCAGGTTGAAGCTAATAAAAGAATTGCAACTCTCGCATTTGAGAATGCAAAACTTTCAGAAGCAAAAGAAGGTAGAGAAAAAACACAGGCAGAGAAACCTGTACAGCTCTCTGATGGCGGTAGATTACCCCAAGAGACTCCTCAACAATTACCAACACCGGATCCTAAAGCTGAAGATTGGGCTGCTAGAAATCCTTGGTTTGGTCAAAATAGAGCTATGACATTTACAGCGTTTGAAATACATAAAGACCTTGTGAATGAAGGCTTTGATCCACAATCAGATGATTATTATTCTGAAGTTGATAAAAGAATTAGAGTTGACTTTGGCAGTAAATTTGATAATAGTGGACAAAAGCAATCGACCACGCCCGTTCAGACGGTCGCTTCAGCTAATAGAAGCGTAAAACCTGGTCGCAAAACTGTGAGACTCACTTCCTCACAGGTGCATATCGCTAAAAAATTAGGAGTGCCACTTGAAGAGTACGCAAAACAACTTAAAAACACGAAGGAGGCGTAATGGAAAAAAACAATAAAACTTCTCGTGCGAACCAAACACGGTCAAAATCTGAGAGACCAAAAGTGTGGGTTCCACCATCATCTCTAGATGCACCCCCTGCACCTGATGGATTCAGGTATAGATGGATTAGAGCAGAGAGTATCGGTTTTCAGGATACTAAAAACATAACCGCTCGTATTAGAGAAGGTTATGAATTAGTAAGAGCTGAAGACATTGAAAACTCTACTGACTATCCTGTTGTCGAAGATGGCAAATACAAGGGGATCATTGGGGTTGGCGGCCTTCTACTTGCGAAGGTACCTAACGAGATCGCGCAGCAGCGTCAGGACTACATGGCTAGAAAACATGAAGACCGAAACGAAGCTATTAAAAACGATTTAATGAAGGAGCAGGATAAGAGAATGCCGATCGATGTTGAGAGGCAATCTCGTGTAAGCTTCGGTGGTACAAAGAAGTCCTAATTAGGAATTCTCGGGATAACAACCAATTCCCTATCACTGATTTAAATTAACAACTATAGGAATAGGAGAAAACTATGGCAAATAGAAACACACAAGGTTTCGGTTTTTTACCTGCAGATTCACTAACTGGTCAAGCGATCAAGAATCAGCATAAATATAAAATCGATGCCGCCCATGGAACGTCTATTTATCAAGGTGGTTTTGTTATTTCTGAAACAGGTGCTACTGGTTATATTGACTCAGCAGGAACGTCAACAACTGACGAATTGTTAGGTGTTATGAATGGTATTTTTTACAATGCTACGACTACACTTAAACCTACTTGGGCTAATGCATACATTCAACCAATTACACCAGCAAACTCAGAAGACATAACAGCTTTTATAATGGACAATCCTTTCCAGAGACTTGTCGCAGCAGCAGCTACGTCGTGGGTCCAAGCTAACGTACTAGCTACTTTTGGTGTTACTTCTACGGGAGATGACACTAGTGGTAGATCAACTGGTTCAGTTACTATTTTATCCACATCAGCAGATGCTAACTGCGTAAGATTATATGGTTCAGCAGACGATTCAGAAAATGCCGATAACACGGCAAATTTCTCATCTGTTGTTGTATCTATGAATCTTAACAGGTTAGTACCATAATAGGAGTATATAGACATGGCAATATCACGTTCGCAACTAGTTAAAGAACTAGAGCCAGGCCTTAATGCACTTTTTGGTCTGGAATATAAAAGATATGAAAATCAGCATGCTGAGATTTATGTCGAGGAATCAAGTGACAGAGCTTTCGAAGAGGAAGTAATGTTATCTGGTTTCGCAAACGCACAAGTAAAAGGTGAAGGTGCTGGAGTCGCATTTGATTCTGCGCAAGAAACTTTTACAGCTCGTTACACTATGGAGACTGTAGCTTTAGCATTTGCAATCACAGAAGAAGCTATCGAAGATAATCTTTACGATAGACTAGCTTCTAGATATACAAAAGCTTTAGCAAGATCTATGAGTAATGCTAAACAAGTGAAAGCAGTAGAACCTTTAATTAATGGGTTGCCTCAAACGGCTACTTATAATTCAGGTGATGGTGTTGCACTTTTTAGTACAGCTCACCCAACGATAGCAGGTACTTTTAGTAATACCTTGGCTACACAGGCGGATCTTAACGAAACTTCATTAGAACAATCCCTAATCGACATCGCAGGGATGACTGATGAAAGAGGTCTTAGAGTTGCAGCAAGAGCGGTTAAAATGATCGTTCCTTCTGAAAACCAGTTTAACGCTGACAGACTTATGAAGTCTCAAGGCAGAACTGGGACAGCTGACAACGATATCAATGCAATCGTATCTATGGGTATGGTTCCTCAAGGTTATAGAGTGAACAATTACCTAACAGATTCTGATTCTTGGTATCTGATGACAGATGTACCTAATGGAATGAAGTATTTTAACAGAGCTCCATTAACAACTGCAATGGAAGGTGATTTCGATACTGGCAACGTTAGATACAAAGCTAGAGAAAGATACGTTTTTGGCGTATCAGACCCTAGAGGTATCTTCGGCGTTCAAGGTGCGTAATTAAACTTTATTTATGTGGCGGCCTTAAAACCGCCACATTTATTTCATAATGGTGAGAAAATGAGAAAATTCCTAGTAAAAATACATGCATATCAATATAGCACAGAATTTGAAGTTCTGGCTGAAGACAGCGTTGAATCTATTGAAAATTCAATAGTTGACAAGCTGGGAGATAAGAGTATAAAGTGGGAGTATCTTGGAGAAATGAATGATCCCAGGATAAACAGAATAACCTATGAGGAGGTTGTTGATGGTACAAGACCTGTACAAACAAAAGAGGTCCTTGGAGTTGAAGTGGCAACTGGAGTATGAGCAAGAAGGTAAATATACTCTGGATATGGTCAGAATTGATAACGCAATTAGAGAAGTTATCAATGAGATTAAACTCGAAGAATCTAAGATTGCTAATAGACAAAATGCAATCGAAAATGCTGCCGCTCAAGTATCTGTGGCTACTTAAATAAACGCCACATCGCTGAAATTACATATTTCTTACACACCCTCTTGCGCTCTACTTAAATCTATTATATAAATACCTCACTAAGATTAATTAAAACATAAATTGGTTATTCTTTTCTTAGTAAGAATAACTGGCGCTAGGAGGCGCTGATTATATGACAACACACTTTTCAAACGGAGTAACAAACGTAAGAGGAAAAGATGGAGATACTTCTTTATTTAGTGGTATCAAACAACCTTTAATCACAGGTGCAACTACACCAGCAGAATGGGCGTACCAAGATGATTTTATAACATACAACGACGAAGATTGGACTGAAATTAAAACTGGTTCGGCTTATATCTTAGCTCAATATCCTCAAGGATGGTTGAGAATTGGAGATGCTAACCCAGCAGCTGGCGAGATTAATGGTATCCAATCTCCAGAAGTATTTCAGATTAATACTGGTAAGAAATGGTATTTCGAAACTTCAATCGCGGTTACTGATGTTACAGAACTTAACACTTTTGTTGGTTTTGCATCTAACGCTTATGTTGATCCTGTAGCTTTACCAGATGATGGTATTGGATTCTCTCATTTAGAAGATACAACTTCAATTCAATTTGTATCTAGAAAAAATGGAGCAGGAACATCTTTAACTTTACCAACTACAGCAACTGCAGGATATGCAACTGAAACAGCTTATGAATTAAGCGATTCAACTGTAGCAACACAATCTGCAACTGTTTTTGGAATGCCGGATAACAATGTTAGATTGGGATTCTTATTCCAACCAGCAGGTACTGAATTAGCTCAAACAGCTGACCAGTATAAAATTTTCCTAGATGGTAGTTGTGTCGGAACACAAGCAGCAACAACTGTTCCTGATGATTTACTTATGGAAATCAAAGCATTTTCTGAAAGTAAAGGAACTGTAGCTAACGATCTTTACGTTGACTACGTTCAAACTATACAACAAAGATAATAATATTAATCTGGGCTCCTTCGGGAGCCTGGGTTTAATAGGAGATAATAAATGCCAAATGTAACAAGTATAAAGTCACAACAATTCATCTTTGCAACTGACGATGATGCTGTTTCGGTTTCTGCTGCTGCTACAACTTTAGCTATTTTAAATGGTGGTCCATGGGCAAATGCTCAAACTATTACTTTAAAATCTAGTGCTGATAATTCAAGTAACACTTTTACTATTGTTGGAACAGATGCTGATGGAGCTTCTCAAACAGCTACTAAAGCAGGTCCAAATGCTGGAAGTGTAGACGTAGGTGGAACATGGAAAAGCGTTACAAGTATTACATCTAGTGGATCTATTACAACTGATATTGCAGCAGGTATAAAAAGTGGTGCCACAAGCGGAACTTTTTATGCTGGAAGAACTAGAATCAGAGGAATGACTGGTGTAGGTGCTGGAGCTGGAATTGTATTTTTTAAAAATGCTTCAACAACTGGAGTGACTCAATTAGCTTTAGATGTAAAAGACGATACTATCGATCCTTATATTCCAGATAACGGAATTATGTGTGCTGATGGAGCGTATTTTCAAATAACAGGAACTAGTCCAACAGGATTGACAGTATTCTACGACGGATAGGAGATTAAATGGCAATTTCAACAACGGCCACTTTTGAATCTACCTTTTCAATTGACGAAGTCATCGAAGATGCTTACGAGAGATCCTCT